CACCGATATCTCCTGAGCCTTAACAGACCTAAAAACATCGTAACTTAGTTCTTGAAACGCGCGCATAGCGTGAAATTGAACGTCTGATCTACGGACTTTTGATATCAACTTACCTTCGCCTACATATACAGCCATGAAAGCCGCTATAACGTTGTCTAAGGTGATGAACTGATAATTACCATAGTTAGCCGCCGTGGTGTAATAAGATTGCTGTGTAGTACCGTCTAATAAACCCATGATTAATTATTTTCTGATGTTACTTCTCTTTGTATCATTCCTGAAGCTGTTTGTGCTAAACCAGGCTTGTTTATAACGATACCTGCTATTTCTAAAATTCTTGTAACCAACTTCTCTTCTTCGGATGGATGTAGATCGAAATCTACACTTAAATTTGAGTTATATAAAGGTTGGCGATGTACTACTACGTATGCCCACTGTGGAGTTGTAGGCGCAACAATGTAGTCAGCGTATGCAGCATTTGTCGCCAACTCCGAATCTGACGGAGCTGGATATACAGTAAAAGCGTTCTCCCCAGTCCTATAAAAAACTCTTCTATTAGTGGTAGGCGCTGTTAAAGGGTGCGCCGTAAGCTGCGCGAGCTCCGCTCTTGTTACTTCTTCAATAACTTGATTACCCATTCTTAAGCTAGACAACCTATATGGTGTACTTGCAAAAGTGGATGTGTCTACAACTCCAGGGTTTATCGACGTGCTTATAGTTATGGGATCATTTACCACTCTGTGTACCGATAGCTTTTCAAGCAGCATTTCCACTTCGTCGCTTTCTTCAGTTTGATTTTGCACTTTGTGAACAGCAGTTTTCATATCATGAAAATAACTCTCAAATATTTCTAATTGAGCTCTATCCGCAAGGCGGTTAAATTCTTGAGGTGTTATATAACCTCTTTGTTCTTTGTTACAAAGTACCAAAACTTTTTGGTACACGTTATCTACACTTACCATTATCTTTGTGTTTTATAGGGAAACCTATCGTTTAACCACTCTTTTCGTTTATTACACCCGCAATCTTCATTACCCGTTGCGCGAGCCGCTATTTCAGCTAGACTTTTTAAACCTGTGGCTTTAGTTATTTTTTCAATAGAATCGCCTAGACCTTTTGATTTCATAGTAATATAATCACATAATAAAGTGATATGTTAGCACTTGAAATAAAAATAGCCACCCGAAATGAGTGGCTATTAATATCATATAAGTAGTGTTATTTTAATCTTTTTTCTAAAGATTTAAATACCTCCATACCCTCATCAGTCTTAAACCAATGTGCTAAAGCCGTATATGGGTGCTCATCAAATGGTACCGTCATAAGCTTTCTGTTATTACTAGCCCAAGTAAAGTATCTTTGATCTTGCGATAGCTCGATGATCTTCTCTTCAACAGATCTAATACCTATGTTACGCAAGTAAACGTTGTCATCTCCAGCTAGTTCTAAGAATAGTTGAGGATTTCTCTTAGCGAACAATAATCCATCTCGCTTAAGTTCTTTAGAAGTCATCTTAGCAACTTTAGAGCCCATCTCAACACGCATGATAGCCTCTAGCATGTCAATTTCCATCTCATTTGCCGCGTTCATAGCTGCTAATTCATACTCTAAGTAGTCAGCATGGCTTTCATTTCTAGCTCTATTATCTACCTCATAAAACAGTTTGTTTCTTCTTGGGTGATAAAGTGAAAGAAATTTCTGCAGCGTAGATTTTTCTTTTGGAACAAACATACTACCTTGTTCAAATCTAATATGCTTTTTTCTAATCTGACCCTTCCATTCTTCTACAAATGGAGACGTTTGGTTTTCAGCATAACCTATCTCTCTTTCATAACCTTTTTCTGGATCGTAGTAATATAAACCCTGAGATCGTATAGTGTATGTTAGCGGGCTTTGCCCGTTAGTAAGCACGTACATTCTATCTTTAACCTCCCAACCGTCTATAATATGCTTCTTAGGTTCTTGTCTTTTGGGTTTTTCTACAACTGGAGTAGGTTCAGGAGCTGGTGCTTCCGCCACTACAGTTTCTATTTGAGGTTCTTCAACAACCTCTTGTTTTGTTTTCTTTTTTGCCATAATATAATATAATTTAAGAAGTGGAAAAAACTGCCCCATATTTCAGGGGCAGTTTCCATCATTATCTAATTGCTATCAGATTACTCTGCAGCAGTACCTTTCAATAGTACGAAGTTGTTTGCTCCTTGAACAACCAAGCAACGCTCAGAAAGGAAGTGCATCTCCATAGCGTCAAGATCTGAAGTCGCAGCTCCAACTGAACCAGTAGTCCAAGTCTTAAAGAAGCGATCATCCATCTCTGAAGCTCTGTAACGTACGTGTAGGAAAGGACGCTTAAGGTTCTTGCCTAACGCTTGATCGTATACAGATGAAACACCCGCTGGAACAAAGATACCACGGATATGGTTATCAACGTCAGCGATGCCGCCACGAGTAGACTTATCGTTTAAGTATTTCCAATCAGTCTTGTAGAAATCGTAAGATCCACGACGGAAACCAGAGAACCCTAAGTTAAGAGCCATATCTTCTTCGTTGTTAAATACACCGTAAGAAGTACCGCCAGAACCGTAAGAGTTCATACCAGCTAACATATCATCAATCTTAAGCGAAGTGTTTCTATTAAGGAACATCATGTACTCCTCAATAGCACCTTGCGTATCAAATCTAGCGATGATGTCATCAAAGTCTAATAGGTTGTCTGCAGCTGCAGTTGAGTCCGCGTTGTTAATACCGTCGTAGATATTTCCACGATCAGACATAGCAGCGAATAAACCTTCAGAACCTTCAACTGTACCAGTGTTGTGAGCGGTAATAGAGTTAGTAGCTTTTTCAGCCTCAAGCATAGTCATCTCTAAGTAGTCCGCAAAACGCTGACGAGTATCACCAGCAGCCTTCAAGTACCACATGTAACCAGCTTGTCCGTCTTCACCAGAAACCTCAATCCAACCGATTTGCGAAGCATCAGATCCTGAAACCTCATACTTGTCCTTCATAATAAGAGGACGGTTAGAGAAAGACTTGAATCCAGGCTCGTTAGCTGAAGTACGTCCAGTTGTACCTTTAGCGTAGTTAGAACCAAATACTAGTAATGTACAAGTGTGATTATCGCTTGCAGCACTGATGTTGTTTAATCCAGAACCATCGTCAGTTAAACAAGCAACTTTGATCAGTGGTGCAAAAGCATATCCACCGCCACCATCTAAATCAGCTGATGTATCAATTTCTGTAACGTATCCCTTAACAGTAGCGTCAGGATCTGCTAGAATAACTAGATCACCAACTCTAACACCGTGAGGTGCAATTGTTTCTCCCCAATCAGTGTCGTTTGTTGTAGTAATCATTGAGTTTCCATCGATGTCTTGAGTCATTGTAAACTCGAAGTTAGCACCTGATGCTGTTTGAACGTTACCCTTGTATGAAAGGTGTAGACGACCCTGCTCAGACCAAACAACTTGATCTGACATCATAGGCTCTGCTGCCCCTACCATTTCTAGGAATCCACCAATCGTACGATTACCGAATACCTCTGCTTCCTTCTCCATAAGATCTGGAAGGTATTGTTGTGCCCAGCCGCTAGTACGTAAGTCTACGTAGTTGTCAACTAGGGTTTGCTTTTTTGCTGCCGGTACGCTATTAAAATTCGCGCCGGACGTAGCAAAAGCTCCATTTGTAGCCATTTTTTCTTAATTTTAAATGTTATTTTCTTTTCTTAATTTTTAACTTAAGTCCATCAGAAGAATCTCCCAGAGCTCTAATCTTCATTCCACCCACGTTGACTTCACCGTGAGTTTTACGAGGCTCTGTTTGAATGTTTTTATCCTTCGCAATACGCTCTTTAGTAGCATCAGCTCTACCCTGCTCGTAAAAGTGTTGGGCTACAGCATCAGCGTTCATAGCTGTAAATAGAGATTTATGGTACGCTTGAGCGTCTGTCATAACACCTTTATCGTCAGTAAACTTAGTGACGAAGTTGTTTATGTCGCTCTGAGTACTTTTTACCTCATTAGCATTTTTAACATTAAACCTATACTTTTTGTCTCCAACGCTATAATCAAAACCTTTGAATTTATCGTTAAAAACTTGATTGGTCTTTTTGTCAAATGCCGATCGCGCAGCATTGTTCATTTGTTTCTGCTGTTCGGACTCTTTGTTATATCTGTTAAAGAAATCAATTGCTTTCTGCTGCTCACTTGTGAGTTTGCTTCCAGCTTTAATCTCTTCGTAGTATTTAGACTTTTGCCCGTCTAAGTAGGCTTTAGCCTCTGCAACCTGCTCTTTTAAGGCTATTTTTTTCTTTCTTATATTATTTTCATCATCTAACTCTTCGTCAAACTTAAACTTATCATCCATGATAAAGTTTCTTTCTTCTTCACTTAGGTGAGGTTTAGTTTGCTTATAATACTCACGTAGAGCCTCTTGATTGTCCATCTCGTTAACGTTTACATTTAATCTAACATAATCGTTAATATCACCACCTGTATCTTCCATAAAGTCCACTAACTTCTGAATATTCTCAGGAAGTGGTTTGCCTGTAGCTTTGGCTTCTTCAATAGCTTCTACAGCCTCATCAACTAACTCTTCCGCTTCTTCAGTTACCTCTTCTAATACTGGTACTTCTCCTTGTACTTCTGCTTCCTGTTGTACTTCTTCTTGTTCTTGTGCGGGCTCGGGACTTTCATCGCCTCCAGCCACTCCTGAGTTGTCAGAGTTACTTTCTTCAGTTTCATTGGTTGGTGGTGGTTTACTTAAATCTACTTTGATAACATCTGGTTCTTTGTTGATATCTTTCAACTTAATTTTTGTGACATTACCATCTTGCTCGACCTCTTGGATTACTTCCTCAAGATCTGTTTGTTTGTTTTCTTCTGCCATAATAAAATTTTATAAAATATTTAAACATGGGGTTTATACATCTAAACCTGCATTCCCCGTAACTATATCATTACCTGATGACTCGAACTTTTTAAGTGAATCACCTTCTTTTCTTTTATCAGCCAACGCCGCTTGATGCATTGCTTGTCTGTCGACCCTAGCGTCTTTCCTATCCTCTTTCATAACTTCTTTCGCGTTCGTGGTCTCTCGTTCCATTCCCTTTAAACTAGAGTTTAATTCAAACTCTAATTCCATTAATTCCTTTTTAACCTTGGCCTCTTCCTTTAGATACATGATTTTCAGCTCATTCTTACCCTGCTCTAACTGCATTTCCGATTCAGTTTTTGCCTGATTTTTTTGTATCTCAGCTTGAGAAGCGGCTTGTTGAGCTTGCGCATTTGCTTGTGCTTGCGCTTCCATGTTCTGTTGTTGGATTGCTTGATCTCTTTCTTGTTTTTTCTTGCGTTTTACTTTTAATAACTGATTAGCCAGTTTTATATTTCTCACATCTCTCAAATCGATAGCGTCATCTAAATCAATTAAACCTTGGCCAAGAGCTACTTGTATGTTGTTTTCTAGAATTTGTTTTTCTTCGTCGTCTGGCAATAATTCAATAAATATACCAAAGTCGTAAAGATATAGATCTTTAAGTTCGTTTAAGGTAGCGACGTTGTGCGTACCTATAGATTGAATAAACGCTTCTGCGGTTGGAGAATACTCTAATATATCTGATATACGCAGCGAAAGTGACTCGGCAACTTCTGCCGTAATGTAAAGCATCGACTGCAATATATGTCGCGTTGCTGTATTAGAGTTAGCAGCCGCGATTTTTTGTATACCAACTAACGCGTTTTTATCTGGTGTTGACGCGTCTCTAGCCTCGTTAAGACCGGTTACATCACGAATCATCTGCAAGTAATAATTATACGTAGATATTAAACTTTGTATTTTATTACCTCCAGCACCGTTTTGTATCTGTTGAATAGGTACTTTACCTGGATTAATATCTCCTTCTGAAGTAAAGCTTCTACCAATTACACTACCAGTTTGGAAGAACATATTAAGAGCTTCTTGAGGGTTGTAATTAGTGCCATTACCTAAATCAACTTCAGCAAGTCCATCAGCATCAAGGTATACTCCATCAGGAACCATGCGTGACATAACTTGCTGTAACTTAAGATGAGTCAATTGAATCATATCAGCAAACCCAGTAATCCTGCTAACAATCGACTCTATACGACCTTGATACATTCTAGGTGCTACTATAGTATAGCACATTTTAGTCTTACTAAAGTTAGACTTTGATCGCATCATGTTTGGCATCATGCCCCATTTAAGAAGTTTCCTGCTCCCTAAAACATAAACACCTTCATATATAGATTCTACTACTCTTTCTAATTTAGAAAAGTTACCCTCCATATCTGCTGGAGGATTAAAGGTGTCATCTTTACTAATTACTTTTTCAGCGCCTGACGATGTTTCCTTTAGTTTGTAAACATCATTCATGTGGGTTTTATAATTAAAATATAAAACTTGAATTTTGTTTCTATCGTTAGAAGCTTTATGGTTAAGCCTATTTGCTGATTTACTTACTATATCTTCTATGTCTGATTCTGTAAGTTCCGGAAACTGCTTCACTAGTTCGTTTATAGGTATCTCTTTAACCTCGCCCACATAATATATATCATCAAAGTATGGCGAATCAGTATACGAATAAACTAGATTAGCTGGATCTACATACTCAACTCTAGCGCCATCTGAAAAATCAAAAGAAGTTTTTGTAGCTCCAATACCTATGGTAGTTAAATCGTAAACAACCCTTCTTTTTGTTAACTCGTAGTCAGAGCCCTCCATTAAAACGTTTATGGCTTGTTCTTCCGCAAGTTCTGTTGCTTGCTTGTAGCTAAGTTGCATGTGCAACGCCATTTCCTGCTCTGTCTCTGGTAGATCCTGCGGTTTGTTCTTATACAGGTTGACATTAAAATTACCATAAACCTGATTGTTAAACTCTTTGTTTCTCATATCACGAATCATGTCTTCCATGTACTTCGTTCTTTTATCCATGCCGTGCACGTCTTGAGAGAAGCAATTTATTTCGTATGATCTTTGAGAAAGCCCGTTTACAACAATGTCAACAAACTTAGGTATAATCGGAACTGGCTTCCAGTCTAGATTAAGATACGATAAATCACCATTAACAGATAGTTCATTTTTGTATTTCTGTACCGGTTGTTCACCTCTAGCATAGAGTCTTAATTTGTGGAAGTTATTTATATTACCAGACCATTTTGAAGTAGCCTCGCCATTAAACCACTCATTCTCTATAGCTTTTGCTACCCTTTCGCCATAGTCCATACCCAGTTTCTCGAGATCGGAAACCGCTTGTGATGGAAAATTTATAACAGACTCTGCCATATTTAGTTTTTAATTATTCGTGATGTTAATCCACGGTTACTGTATTTACTGATGCGTAGATTTAACGGTTGTTTATCTTTATCTGGATTTGGTTTATATAGATGCCTATTGCAAGCCATGATCGCAAGACCAGAACTTATCGTAGCGTCGTGTTTGGTTCTTTTATTTATATCGAACTTAGACCAATCATTTAGCGTGTCTCCAAAATACATAGTCCCGTAGGTGCCATCTTGAAGTAAGCCAACATGGTCATTTATGTACATTTCAACAGCGGCCGCGTGTGCCTGTTTAATGTCCTCGCTAGAGTTTGGCATACCGCCAACTTCTCTTTCTGCGACAGATAACTTATTCCATATTTTATCTGGTCTATTCATACTAAAACCCCTATATCCTCTCCTACGTAAGTAGTATAGAAGTCTAGGTTTATTGTTCTCTGCTAATAGCGGCATGCCGTAAAATACTAATGCCATTAATACATCTTCAAAAAACATTTCTGCGGTTTGTGGTCTTGCTATATACTCTAAGAAAAACGTGTTTGCAGGAGCGTCTTCCATAGAAAATTTTGTTAATCCGTGTAAAGCACCTTTAGAACCGCGGCCATCAACAGTACCACTAATGTCATAACTGTCACAACCAAAGGCCCCAATATGTTCGTTACCCGGGTGTCTAACTCCATTTTTTATAATTACATTATTTTGAAGGCGTCCGTTAGGAACCCAACTTATTTTAAATCTACCATTAGGATCTGGATTAAAACTAACCCTTGTGTCTTTAATGCCATTATCCCACTGGAAGTTACCAACTGTTAAAATGCTTGAATTTCTATTACCTTCATTAAAATCTATTTGCTCGTATATCTTAATTAAATTAAATATGCTATTTTTAGTTTCATCTCTAAACGCGTGCTCTTCAGTTCTAGGGAACTGTCGGTAAAACTCGTTTAATGCATCTTGATCATCTCGTAAACCATCAGCCTCATTCTCCCAGCTCGTTACTACACCTACGTCTATTAATTCACCGTCTGGTCCCAGTCGTTCATCATCACCTGGATTATCAAAGACTGGAAGTCCGTACTCGTCAATAAATCCTTCATAGTTCCATTCCATTGGGATAAAGAGAGAATAAAGGCCAGACTTTGTTTGTCCATTAGCATTTCGTCTTGATACGTCAGAATCATAGTATAGCTTTTTAAAATTATCTCCACCCTTGTCTAGCGCGTTACTGGTACTACCCATCATGCACTTACCAACGATTCTACTACCTAACCTTAAGCAGGTTTTAGTAACTCGCCAGTTGTTTAATATGTTGTCTGGTCTTTCCCACTTACCGCTCTCATCGTGTACTAACAGATTTAGCTTCTCACCATCGTAACTATTGTCACCGGTATTCTTCCAGTCAATCGTAGTATCTAGACCAGCGAGCTCTTCAAGTTGCTCGTTAGCTTGTATTTTCTTACGAGTAAACTTACTCGCAGGAACCCTATATGCTAATTCCGACTTAGGACGATCCATACCGTCTTGTATAGGTTTGAAAAAGAAGGGATAGTTTATTGATATTGGCACAACCTTATCAGTAAACATCTTCTTCGCATCGGCACCAGACTTAGAGAGTATCCCATATCTACTATCACTCGATATAGTGGCTAAGTTAACTGTTTCAGCTGA